TGTATCTATCTTTCCATCCATTACAAAGTTTATATCATACGATAAGTCTTTATTATTATTAGGTATAAACTTAAGGGCCTCTATTGCAGTTTTTATATATGATTCCGTAATTTCGAAATTGACTTCACTTATAAGATTACTTCTAATGAGATTTGAAATATATAAGATTGTATCAAACTCTTCTGTATAGTTATTCTCAAACTTTAATGAAAAATATTGAGGAGTGCTATCAAAAAACCCAAAACCTATAATACACAAGGCTCTATTATTAGATATAAAATCTGAATACTTAAGGAAAATCTCATTGTAATACCTACTCGCCATGTAGAATTCCTCACTATCTTCGCAGTCTACTTTAATATTATCACTAAGTTTAAATCCTCTACAACTAATAAAAACCATAGAATTTACTGAACTTAAACTCGTCGGCTTAATCTTTACACTCTCCATACCGTTACTAAATGAGATAATATCACCCTTAAGATCTAACATCTTAACTATCTTTTCTGTCAGGTTAATACTCTCGATAGTCTCGCTAGAATTTATTGTATAGTTTTTGCTATTATAAGATAAAGCGTCCTGTAATTTCTCAGTAACTTTACGAATATCCACTACATCGTCTTTAACATTAATAGGTATAGATAGATGTCTGTAAGTATTAGTTACAACCGGCAAGAAACTATTCTTTGCTATATACTCAAACTTCTTATCTAATACATTCTCAATATAGTCACTTATAGTTTTATCTAATGCACTAGACTTTGACTTTCCCAATCTCAAAGTTTTCTTCCTTTTCATCTAAGGTCTTAATAAACTTATCTAGAGTTAGATCACACGTTTCATCTATCCAATCTGCAATATAGTACAAATCTCTAGAACCTCTTAATATACCAAACAGGATTGGATCATTTTTCTTAATTCTTTCCCTTTCACGTTCCTCTACAGTCATTTGATAAGACTTCTTCTCTGGATCATAGTGAAGAATACAATAATTATCAAATACATGTAACTTATCTGCAAGCACTTTCTTTTCTATTACATCATTCGGAATAGGTCGCCCGAAATTACTTACATAACAAAGACTTACACCTTTCTCAGTCTTCTTAACAAAATCAACTAACTGTCTTTCTGAAATTCTCTTATCAAAACCATAAGCCTTGAGAATTGATTCATACTTCACTAATATAATACGGCCTAACAATCTCTGTACTAATGCTGTCTGACCCATATCCTTAGCATCTTTCAAGGCTTTCAAGTAAGGCTCAATACGGCCAAAATAAGTACCTGCACTCTCCATAGTAATTAGCTTAACATTTTTAAAAAACTTAAGAACATCCATCTTATATGATGGTTTTACATCTTTCTTAAGTTTTTCTCCCCCTTCTATACTCTTCTGATAAATCTCAGGAGTTTCTGCAATTATATTACCTTGTATATTACATAAGTACTTAGAAAACTCATTTATTACTGAATACTTAGAATTCCAAGTAGATTTTGATACATACCATGGTCTATCATCTATAATTCTTTCAACACTATTACGAATTAGACTAAAGACATTACAACCTCGCTCATAATTCCAGTTAAGATTATCATAGAAGAATGGCTTATCTTCTCCAAAAATGATTCTGGTACGTTCCTCTACTAGTGAATACATCTCCTTAGTTATATCAAACATTTTTACCCAATAATTAACAACTCCAAGTCTGCTAGTTGGATAATCAGAGATGTTTGTTATAGTTATTTTATTTTCTAGCTCTTTAATTCTAGATGTTAGATTCTTTACGGTATAATCTAACCACTCTGTTCCCCTGAATGTTTTGATTAGACTAGTTAGTGGATACTTATTAGATTCTATTTCCCTCCTTCTACCTTCTAATTCATCACGAAACTTAATGCATCGTTTCATTATCTTCTCACTTACAACACCCTTAGCTGCATGTGTAAGAGGGCTAGTCCAGAAGGATTTTTTCTTACCTAGTTCTTTCTCACAATTTTCTATTTCTTTATCCAGTATACCTATGTAATGATCTAGAAGCTTAATTGCCTTTGTTTTATCCTTCTCTGAGATAGTTGGTTCCGAATCTCCTTTAATATCAGAAATATTGTCATCTGCTACACCAAGAATAATATTACCTATATTAACGTGATTTTTTAGTTCGGTTATCTCTGATGAAAACAAATCTGTATACTCATTTCTAAGATTCTGATCTAGCCTCTCATCAAATAAGAAGGTTAAGTCATCCGCCGTTAGAGATTCAAAGAATTCCCTATCAATCTCAATCTCCTTATCTTCTTTTATTATATATTTTAACTTATTAGTGCCATCAGGAATTCTAGTAGCATACCCCGAATACTCTGGCTCGAGGTGACTTTCTAAATAAAATTCTGATTTAGAATTACTACTACTCAGGGCGTCATTATAATTTTTCTTGATCTCCTCTATAATTGTTTTCCACTTAGGTAACGAATAATCTACCTTAATATAGTCTAAAATTTCAATACCTGTACCTGAATTATTTAAAATATCACTCATAATTATTTATTATTCTATTATATGAATTTTTTAAACTAGTTAATAATTTCTTCTTAGTCTCTATATATTTATTCCACTTAGATCGCCGAGTAAAAATAGGTTTCTTCTCTTTTATCTCTGCTTCTATAATTGGTATAACAATAGATAATATTATTAAGTTACCTTCGACAATTGGATTAAGCTCTTTCATAACTTAATATTGCTCAATTCATCCTCTCTACCTATTGAACGAAGACATAGTTCAACTTCTTTCATGTCTCCCATATACTTTCCTTTAGTATCAGGGCACTTAACGCAATTTATCCAACTACTAGTATTATTGATCCTAGCCTTTGTCAATTTCATAACTACTTGAGGACTTGCACCATCTAAGCCTGTATTATTTGTCAGTGATCCACCAATACCAGCAGCAACATGACCAACTCTTCCCTTGACATTCCTATAGATATCTAAGAATCTCTTCATATCAATTGAGTCAGAGTATATCAATGTCTTAGTAAGTGGATTAACCCTAAGCTCTACTAGACGATCAATTATCTTGGTAGTAAATGATTCCCAAGATCCAGAATCCCACCTAAATCCATCGGCAGACTTAGCAAATAATTGAGATAAGTTATTTAGGAATTGATCAATACCTATCGTATCTACTAAGAAAATACCATTAGATCCATTAAAGGTATTATTCCAGTTCTGCATTGACATATAATTACCAAGACGATAACCAGTAAATGCATTATTCAACATAACCCAAGAATGAGCTTGTGTACCTGATATTGGCATGTCATACTTAAAAGCCATATAGACATTACTATTACCAGCTAAGTATTTGGCAGACTCTTTTAACCTCTTATCTACCATATCTTGTACACTATAAGTAAATCTTCTTCTTAAGCCAAACTCAGAGAACCATAAGCTATTCTCATTTGACATGGCAATCTGTTCATCAAGACGTTCTAAGACTTCAGCATTATTTTTTCTCTTGTCAAAACCAAAGAACCTAGTCCTAAGCTCACTGAATATAGCAAGTAATGGAACTTCCCAAAACTCATTCTCATAAGCCAAACCAATAGACTTAACATGAAAATGATCCTCCTCGTCTAGCCAAACCTCAAGCTTGCTATCATCAAACTTAAAACCTTCGAACCAATCAAAGAAATACTTAGGAATCCAATAAAACTTATTAAGTAGAAAACTCTTCTCCTCTGGCTTAAGACGTAAGGTACATAGTTTAGATACCTCAAGCTTAAACTCATCTACAAAGTCTTCATTAAATTTTTCATCTTTCCTGTTCTTAAACTCAAAAACAGTTTCTGCAAATGGGTAAGTCTTCATAATTGCATAAGACATGTTCCATTTATAAACATCATTCTCTAATAAACTTTTTATTATACCCATGTTTTATTTAAATATTTTATCACATATAAGGTTTATGTGTCAAATACCTTATAATTGTTATGAATAGAAAAGAACTAATAGATGATCTTGTAAAGAATGAGATAGTTAATGCAATATCTAATGGGTCTAAAGTAGAGGACTTAATAGATGAGCTAGGATTTAGTGTGGATAAAATGAAGTCTAAAAAAGGTGATGATAAACTTAAGCTGATCAAAAATACAGAACTCCTTATTAGCTTCCTAAAAGATTGCATAAACCCAAACGAAGAAGAGGTTCAGAAAATCTTGACCAAGTCATCATTTAGTTTTGGGGCAGGTAGTGGTTTCCACGGTATGATGCAACCTATGGGTGGTTTCGACTCTTATATGAACCCTAATGCAGAGGGTATGTTCGATAAAGATGACTTGTTTTGGAATATTGTAGATATCTTAGAGGGCAGACTGAAAATCCTAAATACAGCACCACCCACTGATAATATAGTAGATAGATTATTAAAACAAATCAACTAAACCGATCTCTGTATTAAAATGAAACACTTAGATAAAATAGCAAGAGAAATTTTTAAAGAGAAAATAGTAGATACTGGAGAGTTTGATAAGATAAGACCTAGATTTATAAACTTAAGGCCAGATTCTATAAAAACGAAAGAAGGTAAGAACGTTGCTATTAGGATTCTTAAGCTAGCATCAAAAAATATTAAAAATAGAGGCGCTAATCATGATGATATGTTGACAGTTATGAAAATAAAATCTGTTGAATCTGCAGTATACGGAAACATAAGATGCAAGAAAGAAAGAGTATACTTAACAGAACAAATAGTTAAACAGATGCACAAACAATTAATCAGTGATATAAAAATTTTAATATATGGACTTCGTAATTAATTATTTAGTTGGAGTTATTATCTGCTTTCTCTTACTTACTGGTGCTGCTATAATATACATAAAGAGAAAGAAAGCATACTATAATATTGAAGAGAAAGAAGGGTTATTACTAGATATTATCAAAGAAATGATAATACCTGCTAGTCTTTTCTCTTGGTTTTCTCTGCTCGTTGTTTCTATTATATTTGCAATCATCGTCCTTATATACCTCGTACCAATAGGATTTAATTGGTTAGGGAGGTTGATAAATTTTGTATACTATAAAAACATAAAGCTCATAGATAAACTCCTAAAATAAAGCGCAAAAAGACTCGGGAACTAAAAAAACCGGGCCTATTTTTTTTTTCATCATTCTTCAATTTGCATTAAAAATTGAAGCTAGGTTCACACTCGTTACACTACCAACTACAACTCCCCTGGCCTACCCTGTACGCCATCATGAATCATACTACACATCGTCATACTACGTCTGACTTCGTTACGTAAGAATGATTCATTTCAACCCCAGGGGAGAAAAGATACTGATGTTAAATATTGAAGTAAACTTAGGTAACAATTAAAGTTTAAAGTAATATTAAGGGTAGTATCGAAGTCCCCTGCCTAGCCCAACCTGTGTAACTCCGCTATCGCTACATTACACCCCGGGACTTCTCCATACTGCTGCGCAGTTCCATTGCAATAAACTATATACACCCTACGGAATTCGAATGAAATAGGGCGAAGAATGGAGGGAATGTAGCTCCGCGAAATGACCGGAATGATGAGGAATATGTAATGAGAATGTAGTTCCCAAATTTTATTATTTTTTTGAAGCTATTTTATTTTAAAGGATTTCATAATACGTAGTATATGAAATAATAAAATAAGTAGTTTATAAGGTTTATAATTCTTATTAATGATAAAGTATTGTTTTAACAAGTGCAGAGAGCTTAGCTCTTGAAAAGAGGAAGTTCTCGCACATAAAAATTTATAATATGATTGATTTAGAAAATTTAAAGAAAGAAAAGAATGGTAGTATTATCATTCCAGTTCCTGCGAACATAAGATTTATGTCGCAGTGGAAGGAATTTTCAATTCCTGACATACCCCACATCATGAACAAGCAGATTCCTGGCTGTGGATTTACTGAATATTGTATTACAAACAATGAAGATGTAATACTATGTAGTCCTCGAAAGATCTTGCTTCAGAACAAGTTTGAACAGCATAAGGATGAAGTGTATCTAGTAGTAAATGAAAGAGATAAAGACATTGCAACTGATAAAGATCTTACGACTATTTCAAAGAATTATGGTCCATCTATTAAAAGTAATAAAAAGATTGAGCAGGAGGATGAAGAATCCTTCTTTAAGAGGCTTACTTTTGAGATTTCTACTTACATAAAAGACTGTAGATATCATAATAAACCAGCTAAGATACTAGTTACTTATGATTCATTTAGAATTGTTAAGGATATTGTGAAGTACAATGATAATATTAGTAAGTTTCGGGTAGTGATTGATGAGTTTCAGAGTATATTTACAGACTCTAAGTTCAAATCTAGTACCGAGCTTACGTTTATGGAAAATTTGCAAGATCTTCAAAAAGTGTGTTATGTCTCTGCTACTCCAATGATGAAGGAATATCTCAACATGCTAGATGAATTCAAAAATCTTCCTTATTATGAATTAGATTGGGGCAGTCTTGAACCTGGAAGAATAAGCAGACCTTACTTAATAATAAGAGGACTAGTTTCAGTATTTTCTTCTGCTAAGCCTATTATAGAAAAGTATTTAGCAGGGGAATTTGAATATAGGTATACTAAGACCACTGATGGGAGTTTTAAAAGAGTTGAGTCTAGGGAAGTGGTATTCTATGTCAATTCAGTTAAAAATATCACAAGTATAGTAAAAAGAGCTAAATTATCACCCGAGCAAGTAAACATCCTAGTAGCTAATACTCCTGAAAATGAAAAGAGGATTAAGAGATTGGGGAGAAAGTTTAGCATTGGTCGGGTTCCACTAAGAGATGAAGAACGAAAGATGTTCACCTTTTGCACACGAACTGTATATCTCGGGGCAGACTTCTACAGTGATAATGCTCAGACTATTATAATCAGTGACGCTAATATAGACACCTTAGCCGTTGACATTACATTGGATCTTCCACAAATAATGGGTAGGCAGAGGTTAAGTGAGAATCCTTGGAAAGATGAAGCAATCTTATATTTTAGAACTATTTCTTGTGGTAATAAAACTACAGAAGAAATTTTTCAGGAGAGGCTGAAGGAGAAGGATAAAAGCACAGCAAACCTATTGTCAATACTAAAGAAATGTAATGACGAAGAGCAGGTTACTCTATCTAAGAATTATCGAAAACTAGCTAAGTCATATAATTATAGAGATGATTTCGTTGCAGTTAATGATAGTAATGGAGAGCTAGTTCCTGTATTTAATCACCTAGTTCGTATATCTGAGTTACGTGCATATGAGATACAGCAAGAGGATTATGCTGATAGATTTAGTGTCTTTAATGAACTCGATAAAATAGGCGCGCTAGATAACCTAAGTGGTGAAGTTAAGGAATTTTTCTTAAACTATGATAAAATAGAGATCAGGTTGAACAAGTTAAGGTATCTTTGCGAGAACTTCAACAAGTTTGGTGATGTAGACAAGAAAATAATACTAGGCAATATACATGATAAGGGGTTCCAGGAATACGTGATGATCTTAGGACCAGATGTGTGTAAGTCATGTGGGTATAATATAACAAAGCTTAATAAGAAATTAGAAGTAAACTCTTTTGATAAAGACATATTAGTGGGGGAATTATGCAAGTCTTTTGAAGTTGGAAAGTCCTATACCAATGCCCTTACTAAGATTGAACTGTCTAGAATATATAAGAAACTTAATTACCAAGAGTCCCCAAAAGCTAGTGACCTGAGTAAGTATTTTGATATAAAATCATGTAAGTTAAAAATAGGCGATAAATGGGAACATGGTTTTAAGATAATTAGGAAGTTATGATATATTTAATGAAGGCTTATAGTATTTCTGGTCCAGTAATGAAAAATTTGAGCTAAAAATAATAGGACTAATACAGAATCCAGTTTAAAAGAAAAAGCATAGTAAAAACTACTATGCTTTTATTATACTTCTTAAAAAGAGACTACTAAGCCATGTAATCGACCTTTTTCGATCTCTCTCTTAAAGTAATTATACGATCCCCTACTACCATCAGGGGCTCTATACTCCATATAGGAGTGATTAGTTTTATCTTTCCACGCATCCATCTCTGCGTAGAGATCGTCGGCTTCTTCTCCATGGCGTGTACCATTTCTTCCGACGAATTCCTTTACTGTTCTTTTATTCTCGTCCATCATTTCAATAGACCATAACCCATCTCCTAATGAGTAGGTCTTATATGATGTAACTAAATCACCATTTTTGATGATTTTCTTCTCTAATTTCTTTAATCCTAATATTTTCATATTCATAATTTTATATTTTTTTTAATTGTTAATATTCTTATTACACTAATAAGGCATTTATTTACTTCATAGGTGTTCAATTCGCCCTCAGTACCTTATATATGTAAACTTAAAACAATCATGGGGGAGTTTGATATTTTGTGTGTCATCTCTCCTTTTTATTTTTTATATTTTATGAAGAAGATTAAATTAAAATTCCTCTATTGGCTTTATTATATCCTAGGTGTTCGTAATGTTAGATCTGCTTATGATTTATTGCAGTCTGATAATGATATGTTCATGCAGTATGGTAGGTTAGTCAATGTATTAGAGGAGACAGGTTTATGTACTAAATATCTAAGGTTTGTTACTAGATATTATCTTACGGCTATTATTATCAAGTCATCTGAGATAATAAGTGGTAAACGATTTATTCTTGATAACATAGATTTTTCGGATCTTACGAAAATAATAGAGTATTCAGTTGGTAGTATATCTATCTATAATGGTGGAGTTTATATACTTAAGACTGATGAAGACTTTGATTTTGATCCAGAGAAAAAATATAAGCTAAGTATTGAATTTCAGACTTTATATTCGATGGCAAAACTTATGTTACATAGACTTTTCAATTTAGAGGTTTAGTATTTTTAGTATCACATGTATTAATTTACTTGTGGTACTTTTTATTTCTAACATGTAAAATCTGCCATCCCTTAAGTCTATTCACCTTATAATTGAATATTAATTAAATGTTTTGTGTATGAAAGAAACTTATATTATTGAAATTAATCAGTCAGAGGATTTCAATGAAGATTATTTTATGTTGAAGTTAAAAGATCTTTGTCGTAGTTTTGGTGACTTAGATGCAGAAGTTAAGAAAAGGAAGTAAATGAGACAGTACTTAGATTTAGTTAGTAAGATCCTAGATACAGGCATTGAGTCTATTGATAGAACTGGTGTAGGTACTAAGAGTTTATTTAGTGAGAAGCTTGTATTTGACTTAAGTGATGGTAAGTTTCCTTTATTAACAACCAAGCGTGTATTTGTTCGAGGTGTAATAGAGGAGTTATTATTTTTCTTACACACTGATGGGTATAGCATTGATTACTTGGTTGACAGAAACATTCATATTTGGGATTCTTGGCCCCCCAATAAAGAGCTAGGTAAGTTTATTCCATACGCTCGTTTTTGGCGCCATTATCCTAAGTTTGACTCTCATAATAATTACATAGGTGAAGTTGATCAGATAGGTGAGTTAATAGAATTAGTTAAGAATGATCCAGGGAGTCGTCGTATGATTGTTGATTGTTGGAATGCAGGTTTAAATCATGATGCTGTTCTAACGGCTTGTTATAACTTTTTTTCGCTTTATGTCAGAGGTGATTATCTGGATATGAATTTGATGGTACGTTCTAATGATATGTTCTTAGGTTGTCCATTTAATATTGCGTCCTATAGTTTATTGCTCATGATGATTGCTCAGGTAACAGGTAAGAAAGCGGGCAAGGTCTACTATAATATTGGAAATGCTCATATATACCTGAATCATATTGAGCAGATAAAAGAGCAAATATCTAGGACGCCAAAAGAGTTACCTATGATGAAGTTGAATAAGAGTATAACATGTATTGATGATTTTAAGGTAGAGGATTTTAAGTTAATTGGTTATGATCCTTGGCCTGCTATTAAAGGAGATGTTGCTGTATGATAGGTTCTAAGATAATTCACTTGATTGTTGCAGTCTGTGATGATTATGGGATAGGGAATAAAGGTGATCTATTGTTTAAGTCGAAGAAAGATTTAAAGATATTTCAAGATAAGACACTAGGTGGTAGTGTTGTGATGGGTAAGAAGACTTTTGATTCATTACCTAACGGACCTTTACCTGGTAGATCTAATCTAGTATTAACAAGTAGTGGTAATATACCTGGTTGTAAACAATTTAGTAAGATATCAGATATTACTAGTTATATTGCTGACTTAGAAGGGGATGAGCCTATTTTTATTATTGGTGGTGCATCTATTTATAAACAATTTTTGCCTTATACTGATATTATTCACATGACGAGATTTAATAGTACTGTTGAGGCAGATACATTTTTCCCTTCTGATTTTGAGAAAGATTTTGAATTACTAAGTAGTTCAGGTGAGTACGAAGAGCCTGGGTGTCCTAGTTTTAAGATAGAAATATATATAAGGAAATGTTCAAATGTCCATTATGTGATCAAGAATTTAATGATCGCGGGGAAGCTCAGTATCACTTAAGAGATCATCATTTTATTGAGCCAAACATACTTAATGAAATGGAGCTTAAGGTAACGGATTATTGCTATAGGTGTGGTAATCCAAGACACCCATTAAGTTACCTAGATCCAGATGGTTTTAAAGTACCATGTTGGGATTGTCTAGGGGAGAATAAATATGAAAAGCCGCAATCAATAGAAACAACAAAATTAGCGATACTTGATTATTATGTAAGTATAAAAGATGATAGATACTTACAGATGTTCCTAGTTGATAAGATATTTTTTGACAATACTCTTCCACATACATACGAAGAGTTCAAGTGTGTCTTAAAACAGCTACAAAGAACATATAGTATTGATAGAAATAAGATATGGTTTCCTGATTTTATCTTAGGTTATCCAAAAATATTTAGTCGTGAGAATATAGGAGGTCTTAAGATAGTTCCTGTTAATGACTTATATGAAATACATAGTAAGAAGACTGAAATTATAATCAACGATAAGTATAAGATAGGTTACCCTGAGATTATTCCTTACGACAATAGACATCACTGTAGGTATAATATATTTAATAAGTCGTCTAGGGATACAAAGAGGATGAGGCTTAAGTCAACTAATCCTAATAAGTGTGTGAAGTTATTTAACATACTAGATAAGAGTAATAATTCTATATTTAACTTAACGGACTTAGATGGGAATGCAATAGATTTTACTACTTTATCGAATCTAGATCAAGTCGTTATTAAGTTAGTTCTATTAAGAAACAAGTCTTATTTTAGAATCTTAATTGATATAGTAAATGAAATAGTAAGCAATGTAGGAGTTTATAGTGATCCAATATTTTTAAAGAATACTATCACTGTTAATCCAGGAAGTGACTTAAAACTTCATATTGGCTGGGTACCTAGTGATAAGAAAGAAAATTTTATAAACATTTCAATATTATGACAAAATTTAAAGTAAAGAGTACATGCTTAGATACAACAACTTTTGATTATGATGTTTTGTACACTGATCATACATACGATTACCTACTGACATCTATTGTATCTGGAAATGATATTACTATTTATGATTCTTTGCCAGTAAATGATAAAACTGAGCTGATCGTATATACAAACCACATAGATGCACTAAATACAACCTTAAATTCGCATCTTAAGTTACTTGGTAGAGAAAAAGCAAGTATAGTTTTAATAGATGCAAAATCAGGTTGGGACAGTGCAGAATCAATGTTTGTAGAGCTTGGATCAGTAGTAGGTTCTTATGGTATTTGGTGTCCAGAGAGTGTAGTTGAGATAGATCAGATACTAAGTAAGGTTAAGAGTTATGGGCTTTATATTAATTATATTGCAATGAATCTTAATCCTCTTGAATTTAATTATGAGATAGTTAGGTACTGTGAATCAAAAGGTCTTAGTATTATAGGTCTTAATCCAATGGGCGGTTTATTATCAAGTGGTAGGAATATTGAAGCTTTTACAGTACCTTATCTACTTGGTTTTTCATCTGCTTATTCTGAAATTGTTGTCTTAAGCGGGAGAAATCAATATAAGTCAGCTGAGAGTGGTAGGTACATAGAAGATAACCTAATAGATAAAGAGCTTGATAAAAATTATATACTCAAGAAAACAATAAATAAGCCTGTTAAGAGTATTAGTAAGGCTATTTATACATCTACTAGGTTATTTGGAGATATATTACCCTATGACGATCCATTCCTGCTACTTGATCCAGATTATAGTGTTATTGAGATAGGGAAGTCAAGCAAGGTTATATCAAGTAAGACAATAGATTCAAAGAAGATAAAGCTTGGTTCTGTTGATGATCTTGATGGTGAACCTAAGGGAATTATTAAGGAGGTGAATGATCTTCTTAGTATTCTCTATTATCCTAGTGATGGTGATATTAGATCTAAATTTGCTTGTGCTAAGTACAAGGTATTAGATTACTTAGGATATGAGTTTAATACAGAGTCTGGTTGGATTAGGAATTTTTCATCTATTGGTAGTACTATTCTCTTAGTGATGGTAAGTAAGGCCCCTAAGACGACTGGTATGTTATGGTGGAAAAAAGAAGAGCCAGGTGATGTTAGGAATTTCTGCTTATATAATGATGGCACGAAGTTTGTATTTAGGGAGATATTTGATGAAGAAGAGAAAGAAGAAGATGTCAAACCAATAGAACAAACCTCGAATGACTTACCACTTAGTGAAGAAGAGATTGCTAAAAAGGCAGAGGAGCTAGTTAATAATGTAAAGGAGCAGAAAGAACAAGATAAGATTGAGAAGGAGGAACTCATTAAATCTATTAGGCCAGACATTGAAAAAGTGAATCTAGAGAGCACAGAAACCTTATAGTTGAAGGCAGCCTCTTTTTGTGTGGGGTTGACTTAGTTAAGAAAAATGATTGTAAAAATAATAAACTATTTAAATAATTATAATTATGAGAATTTATAACGGAAAAAATTCACAAGTAAATTTACC